GGGAAAAATGAGAAAGCAGGGTCACTCCTTACGAAGGACTACACACACTCTTTCTTTCTTGAAAATTGATGAGAGCGAACTCTCATCTTAGAAAGTTCTCCCCCTCATCCTGGGGACTGACATTTATTTAATCTAGCTGTCAATTACTAGAAGAGGTGCCTTACGGTACCTACCACACCCTACATCAGAGGACATAGCCTGAAAGAAGTTAAACATAGCACTGGTGACTGGAAAGTCCTCAGCATTAGCATTAACCAAAACAAGTTGAAAACATCTGATGTATCCATTAATAGCGGATGCTGGAGCCTCTGGGAGATTTTGATCTCTGTTGAGGTATTCCCACAAAGCGCCACTTTGTTGAGGTATAGTAAATTCCAAATTGGTGTCACCCCAAAAACCAATTAAATCTCCCACTTGGGAGTTGTATGTCGGGTTGAAATAAGTTTCAATTCCTGGAGCATTTAAACCAACTGTCAAATCACAAATGGGAATAACTCCAAACTTCAATCCAGGTATTTCAGCGGCTGTGTCAAGATTAGGGCTTGCTAAAGAAACCTTAAAACGTGATCCACCTCTGACGCCTGTGAAGAAACTACCATAATAAGCAGTATAACTAAAGGGAATCTTACACTTATAAAAATTTCGCCACAAAACAAACTCCTCGGTGGTTGTTGTGGGAGGGGAAGGCAAGGCTGGTAAGGTCCAGACGTAAACATTGTCAACTGCAGCAAAAGTAAATTGTGCATAAGGACAAAACTTCTGCATCAAGGCTCTCACAGATAACACTTCCTCCCCAAACAACGCCTCCTTTAGCGGAAATTCTCCTATGGTATCAACCAACGTAGCTGATGCGCTCTTACCGGGTTGCTCTACATCTTTCATTTGCAGAACCAAATTATTTAAAGGTGAGATCTCACCACTTCCATTCGATTTATAGAAAACATTCGAAGGCAAGTAAAATCTCATATTAGGTTTAGCTCTGGCAAACACAGTGACGTGAACAACATAAGTAGATCTTGGGGCAAACACAGGAGTGACCTGGAAGAACTTTATAACACCAGCGTAACCCGTTTTGGTAAACGAGTTGCGCGGGGTAGTACTTCCCATAGGGATCACTCTCTTCGTAAAATTATTTGAAGAATAACCCACAGTCACTAACGTATTTGAAGAACCAGTGAGATCTATAACAACATTATTCAACCTATGCATAGCATCAGCCGTCATTAATGACACGTCAACCGTCTCATTTGGGTCAAACATCATCACGAGTTGACCTTTCACATTACTAGACGAAGAAACACGTACTAAATATTCCATGTCTCCTCGCCAATAAGTGAAAGGCATTCCAACAACACCTGCAACAGTGGGTGCATAATAGAGGTCCAAAATACTAGACAAATAAACGCCATCATAAAACGGAGAAACCGGAATAATCGCAGAACCGGTCTGATCAGATGAACAAGTAAATTTGGTAATAGGACGCCACCTTGAAAACAAACTATCAAACGACATAAGATCCTCATCAGAAGATCTTTGGCAATAAGTATAATCGTCTCCAACAGAACAGTCTCCAAACAAACCCACCATATTTGACCCATCAGATCCATCCACTAAAGCTAAGTTACTACCCAACGATTTGGACACCTGTGTTGGTTGCTCCTGTCTAGATTCACGAGTATAACCAAGAGCATCCATTATTGTAGAGGCGGCTGATAAACCAGCCCCCACTAAAGGATGCAATTGCGACGCATATCTAGAAGCAGTACTAACAAACTCAGACGCTTTAAGAGGTTTGTTGGCTTTCATTTGAAGAGAGAGACCATGCAACTTATAGTCTTTCATTCTAACGAAGTATTCAGCAACCCCAGTGGCAGAAGCAGCAACTGTTGACAACAGTGGAGCTTCACACCAAACATCCATGTTCCACAACCGTGGGGTCACTGACAGTAACCTAAAGTAATGCGAGGTGTTACTGACCCATGGAAGCTCAATAACTACTGGATTTCCGAATTCTAAGTTCATAATAGCGTGAATATCCTCATAACTCCTATTCCAATACTGAGAGTTGTGAGGAGTGTAACCAGGCTGGATCTCATCCTCTCCAGCAACACAATCAACACTAACATTATAAATACCAGAACAAGAACCTGGACAACTTGGTTTCCACATAACCTCCAACGTACCAGAGATTCCATAATATGGCAACAACGCACTAACAATCTGCGGGGAAGCTAAGAAATCATCCCATGGATTACACGAGAACACGGAAGTTCCCACAAAATCCGCTGAGGAAAAATCAGCTACATCCACTCGGATCCATCTCTTCAGAACATCAGACATCTCTTCAGTCTCTACTCCTTCTGTATTTGGGACAGTTGGGACAGGAACATGAATGATATCTTGCTCAATAATTTGGGTGGAATTGGGGACTACCACCTTCGTCTCACTACCTTGTGTAGCGTATAAATCTGAATTAAAATCCGACATTTTTATTTGTGTCAGTGCTTGTAACACCAACCGATTGGGCTCTTCAGGAATAATTTCCTCTTGGGGCTCCGACCAAGTCTTGAAGTAACCTTTCTTATACTCCTCGAAATACTCATCAAAAGTTTTTATTCTAAGATGAGTACTTTTTAGGTGATACTTATCAACCAAGGCTAAACAAATTTTTAAGTATTTGTCAAACTTTTCTCTACCGTGCATCCAAATCTCACGCAAAACATTAGTAATAGCTTCACAATGATGATCCATAGGCATCAAGGTAGATCTTGTCCTCACACACAACATCTTGATCAGGGTCTTCTCCTCAATAGGGGCGACCCAGATTCCATCTAAAAGACGAAAATGACGTTTTAAAAAAGAAACTTTTTCAAAACAATCAAAATCCGCTAAAAGAGAATCTTTATCTGAAGATGTCAATCCCGCACCAAACTCTTGAAAGCTTAAGGCAACGAAATTTTGTGTGAAACCTTCACACCGAACCGAATTAATGTTATCATCACCTAACAGAAAACCAGAAAAATAATCGCGAATTGGAGACATGGGTCTAAATCTAACCCATGCGTAACAAAACTGCAACAAATTTCTGATAGTATTCCATAAGATGGTAATCCAAAAACCGGTGGGCATGGTAAAAGTCATGGCTAGGATGTCATTCTTAATAACACGATAAGTGTAAATGCAACTCAATAACAAATGATAAAGAATATTTCTTTCCTCTTCACTGTAATCTAGTATACAAGACACTCGCATCATCAGTTTAACAACTGCCAACAACTCAAAAGTTGAAGCGGTCACGTCATAATCAGATCGGTCACCCGCGAAATACATATCATCTGTATTGCGTAGATGGGCGATCCAATCATTCAACGTGTTAACGTCACAAATGTTAGATCCAATGGCTGATTGAAAATATTTTTGATTCAGCCTAAAGAAACTAACAATCGGAGAAACATACTTCTTCAAATTCAAGTTGAAAGGAAAACTAACAACATTAAAAACGCGGGTCTTAAAAGCCCGGCTCTTCTTCAATGATATAGGTTCATCCTTGAGAGTATGCAGCGCTACCGCAGGGCAAATGTAACTCTTACACGCCTCTTCAGTAGTCAACACTTCCTCCCAAAGGTCACTTCGTGCTTCGATAGAACTATCTGAAAAATCAATTTTGAAAAAATTTCGTTTCGCTCCGGGATATGAAATACCGCAGGAACTATTCCAATTAGTACCACCAACATCAGTGGAGGGTATACCTAGAATGGCATCACTCCACGATAAAACACGACAACTGTCACGTCCAAAACACTGATCAACATCTTTTAAATAAACATCAATAGCGGCGTTCCAAACTTGCCAGTCACCTCCTTTATTTTTATACTTAGAAAAATTCACAACATAGGGATCAATCCACTTGTCATTAACAACAGCTCCTTTAAACACGGGCGGGTTAAAAACAGGCATCTCACCCAACGAACCTTCCAAGTCGACCACATCAGGTCTAAACCACATATCCTCATACTTCGAGTGCATAGTAGATCCACAAATAGGTGGATTAACAGTGCCCATAACGTAGAAAGGATCTTCTCCGGTCATGGCAGCAGCCACTGAGGATTTCTTAGGTAAAGCTTGTAAAACATACTTATCTGGCAACACAAAGGGAAGAGAATTTATCGCTGGCGGTAAAGCCATCCAATATAACTCATCAATTCCTTTTTGTATTAACCTATTAAGTTCACTTAAACTAACTGTTGTACCTAAAGAAAAACCTGAAACAGACTCCAAAGCATGATGGAGAGCGACAATATGCAAACTTCTACCTCTTTGCGCGAGGATAGGAAGGGCACAATGTCCAGACTCCGTAGGTTCGTTGTACTTACAAGCAACGCCACCCGTAAATTTCGCTCCCGCTCCAACCTTCTCATAAATATGAGGTATTAGACACGGTGCTACTCGCTTAGGTGTTGTTGGTAAAACAGCTTTATCAAAAGTACAAATCTCATTCTCAGGTAATAAATACTTAGTAAAATCTCTAGAAGGGAATAATTCAGGAACCCATACTAGAGCCCAATCCTTGTTTGGGCAAACCAAGTGTCTATTTACCAACGGCACAATTTGACTAAACGTTCCCTTAGTAACAACGATCTGGGAACAAGCTTCCAAAGCGTGAGCGACAGTAAGTAAAAATCCTGATTTAATAACAAAACCATGAACTTCACCTCTATCTGTCTTCACTTTATAAATATCATTACTTACCATCACACACAAGTCATTAATAGAGACACCATCTGATGGCATCTTAGAAACAACTCGTGTGGGTTCAGTATTGACTCTTGTCCAACTCGTACTAGGGGCAGCCAGAACCAACTCACCATCTGGGGAAATAGCTTGTAAATGCAACTTTGGTATCTTTGAGGAATAACCCAACATAGATTTCAAAAGCAACAAAACCAATGACACCGCCACTCCTAGCTTCATGCCATTAACAGCTGTCTCACCAAACAAAGATCGCATCAATGTCTTCTCTCTCCAAACCAACATCCCACTAGGGGTAATGGTTATCAGAGAATCAATCAACAGGGCTCTAAAACCGCCTAATCGTCCAAAGTAAATAGAAATGAACCATGAACGTAAGACAGGCCTCAAATGAGCCAATCCCACAACATCTGCAAACTGCCATAACGCATTATAAAGACAAACAATCAACACTAAATAAAGTGCTGTTGTGCGGTCCCAATAACCAATCATAGCAAGCAAAACCAAAGCCTTCCAATCAGAATCCCATTGGAGAGATCCTTCCTGAAACTCAATGACACTATCGCAACCACACGACGTGCCTATAAAATCTCTACAACAGATCTTACACAATGTAACATTCTTCATCTCAAACAGACGAGCTCTCTCTTTCGCATAGTAAGGCACAAAAGTATCGCCTAACAATTTGATGAAAGAGCCGACGGTGGAACACTCACAAAAACGTATGTGCTGAGCACCATCCCACTTATAAACTAAGAATGTATACACCTCTTCAAGGTATCTACCCTCAACAAAGGTAACTTTAGATTCATCAACTGTACCACCAGGCCCACGAAATTGCTCTTTAACAGCCATTTTAACTTTAAAATTAAAACGCCTCCAAAAAGCATGTTGCGTGGGTTTGTAAGCAAAATTATTCAAATTGCCTTCAGCGTAATTAGTAGTATAGGTACAAGTCAAAAAACTAGCTGAAATTTTACCTTTCTTCTCTACAGCAGCCTGCTCCATGTCCAAAAAAGCGGTATCGATCAAATTCAAAACCGTATCAACATGGTCTACAACTCCTGCAACGGCTGCTACAGGTTTAGAATCTAAGTCATTACACATGACTGCTAAAGTTTCAGGCGTAGCCTTGTCGTAAAAGTTCGAACCATTCTGTAATCTCATCACATTGTGATTTCGAGCTTCAACACCAATACGTCTCAACAAAGAAAAATGAATTGTCTGCGCCAAAGTGGTTTTACCCACTCCAGGAGCCCCATGCATAAAAATGGCAAAGGGTTTAATTCGCAAGCTTCCATCAGCTACATTATTCGAAATCGCAAACTTGCTGGCGACCATCTTTTCTCTTAACTGGGAAATTTTCTGTTTTAGCAGAATATCTTGAGTTACAGAGATCAAACGATCAGCATCAGCTATTAAATCAATTAAAAATTCAGTTTTCTTTTCGGGAGATAATTGAAACGTAAATCTAAGCGGCACTGTTCCCTTTTTAACACGACTTTGAAACTCTCTAGCGAGTTCTGGCTTAGATAAATCTTCATTTAAAATCGTGTCATAAAGAATAAACTCAGCGTGTTCAATAAAGCTGGCATGGTCCAAGCCTTTCTCAAACAACGGGGCAAAACTCTTCTCTTTAATACAACGAGAAACACGATTAAACACATCTTTACAAATCTTCAACGATTTCATAAGGAAAGTGTCCACCATATCTCCAGGTCGTTTATCACTCCTCAACGTGACCACCAACTGATTACGGAGAGCCTCAACAGCCGTAGAAAGAAAAGGTATGTTCAAAACTTTAACCAACCCGTGGATTGAAAACATCGACATCAAATCTAAAAATGAATGGCTCAAAGAAGAGCCTCGTATCTCATCATAAGGTGTCTTTATCCAAGCATCTTTAAAAGAATTAAACTGTTCATCAGAGGGCAGAGCAACGCCTGAAATCCAACTATAAAAGGACGAACCGTCAAAGAAAGGGGAATTCTCTAACGACTCAGGCAATACAACTTCTTCTTCTGCCAACTCACCTCCTGGCATCATCTGCAACTCTATACCTTTGAGTCTCTTCAAAAAACTAACAATTTTCTTACTCATCCAAAGATTAACATGTTTATACGCAGCAAGGCCATTGAAATGTTTTGACATTATTGCTATCCAACCCAAAACCGACCGCGACTCATGCAAAGCGATAAAAGTCATGGTCATATCCAAGAGCATAGGGTGCTCATTAGCTTGGTCCATAATAAAATCAAAATCACTGGTAGTGGGAGTGGGCACATTAACAGGTATGCCACCAACTTCCGCCACAGTAACCACAGGTCTGGATTGACCAGCTCCTTGCAAGCTCAAATCATTAAATGCTTTCTTCGTCAAAGTAACATAAGCCTTAGGTGTCATTGTCAAAAGAATATCCACAAACTCCTTAACGGGACTTCTCTTCAACAACAACGAATGACATTTCTGCGTTATTCTCTTATCACCACAAAGAACAGAAAGCTTATAATAGTAAGCTCTCAATAATTCCTCATTAGCAATGAAAGGCAAACCAGGGAACAGATCTAAATCTTTCCTAGTCAAATGCACGTAAGGTTTACTCTTATCAACCAACAAAATATCGGCTTTACTCCTCAAATCCCACATCATCTTTTTCGAAGCCACTTTACCTTTAATAGCAGCACACAGAGCAGGGAAAGCTCCGTTACCAACCAAAATCTGTTTAGGACTTCTTATTTTCAGTAAAGCTTCAATCTTATGATACAATTGAACAGTGTCTTTATTATTACGCACAATATTAATCTGCTTAGGTGTGACAAAAGTGCCATAAATGGGGCTCTTGTTGTCGACCGGTGAAGCCTCAATATGCGTTACAACTGGTACAGGGTGGGGCAAAGGAGGCGGCGCTTGTGAAATTCGCGCTTGACTGCGGGGAACAACACTAGCAACCTCCCGAAATGGGACTTGAGGGTCCACAACTCTCGTCTTTTCGTTTAACCTCGGCAAAAACAATTGCGGAGGAGGAACTTTGAAAACCTGCTCCTTAACAGGAGGTGGTTTTAGCACCTTAGCTATAGCACGCGGTTTAGTAATACTACGCAAAGAAATGGGTTTCTCCATAAAGGACCGACTTCCTTTAGTAATTGCTTGCGGAGCAACTGCTCTATTAATCATCTTAACCATACGTCTATCCTCTCTCACTTGACCTTTCATCGCATCTAACCTAGCCTTACGAATGAGATGCTGTTCAAAACGTTTCTCATTCTCCTTACGAGCTTTAGTTTTAACTTCGGTCCAAGTCAAGTCTTCCGGCTCTTGTGCCGGGGCGGTGGTATCAGCTTTCTGCAACTCCTTTGAGAAATCATTCTGATAAACCAAACCTTCAAAATCTTCTTTATGTTGACTCATTTTTAATGTCTGCTACTTTGAACTGCACGGCGTAGTAATAATAATCAATAATCTGACTATAATAACTTACACTCTCTACAGTCTGCATGGGCCAAGTAGTTAGCAACACTGCGACAATCGTAATCAACACAACACAAAAAACAGTTATTTTATAAACTAAGCTTAATGTGTGAATCAATTGCAAGAGAAAATTGATCAAATTGGAATCACCTATTTTAGGGTAAAAGTAATTGTATAATCTGATCTTGGGCTCGTTCAGTAAAGGATGATAATACCAGAAAAGGATAAAATTAGTCTGAATCCATCTGATCATCATCAAGTACCCCGAGCATCGGTACAACATAGTATAGTAAACAGTAGTCATCAAAAATTGTAAAATTGAACAATAAAACAATACTTGATCTCTTGCTGTAAAGCCTAACCTAAGACTCACACACACTAAGTGTGAGATTTCGCCTAAAATTGGGAAAATCAAAAACCACATCAAAGATATGATTTCCCAAACGCCATACACGTTACCAAAAACGTCTTTACAATCCTCTGTCGAGGAATTGGAGGCCCACTCTTGTGTGGGCATTATCCATTGTATTTGCGACATGGTATATACACATAATTCCAAACAAAACCATTACATAAATAGATACTAACCAATAATTTCGTAATGCATAGTCTATCGTAAGAATTACAATAAAATAATACAAAATTAAAACTATCGTTAATAGACCCGCTAGTGGGTCAACATCTGTTATAATGGGTGTTCGAATCATCAGAATTTTTAAAGTTTTTCTAGCGTAAACTTAATAAACTGGTTTTTATAAAGGTGGTACTTCCACCTGCTGCTCCAATCTAGGGAACCCCACAGCACGTCTAAGCTGTGGGGTAAACATAGATTGAAGCAGCAAAACTTTTGTTACAGGTACAAAAGGACACATTGTCGAAAAAACCACTAACACTGGGTGTTTAGTGTGCTGTCAGTAGCACTAACTTATCTGGGGATGGAGGATGTTCCATAATGATTGAGTTAACTCATCATGAAATACATCAAATAGTTCGTCGTCCAAAAGGACACGTAATCGAGGGCGATAACCT